TGCCACTTTTATATGGCACCTTTATTCCATTCGCGCCAACTTTTTGCATCCACTTATTGATATCGGACACTCCTCTAGGAAACGCCATCTTTTCAACTGGATAGCGATCAAACACTTCACGAAACTTTGAAACTTCAGATTGAATGTCAGACTCTGAACCTGTAACCAAAATCTTAAAGATCTTTTTAAACTCTTCGCGACAAATTTTAGGAGTGCTACTCTTGATTGCTTCAATGCCCTTCATCACAATCTTAGGTTCAGAGTATTGCACGCCTTCGCTGGACAACACGTTTAGGATATATCGCTTTTTAGCAGTAAAGATTGCGACGCTGCTAATCTTTTCTACTTTCATAACCATCGTGTTTTTATACGTGTTTGTTTTGTAAGACAACTTTTCGTATGCGCTTTGAATTACTGGTTCAAGAGCCTCCTTACCAAACTTAATTAAAAATGCATGGGCGTCTTTTGGGTTGCATTTTTGCACGACGTCTGAGAGGTTAATATAGATTGAATCTGTGTCTGACGCAACGATACGATCCTTAGGGACGTCGTCACCAAGAGCCTTTGCCAAATAATCGTTTACGGCATTTTCTGCGGTATGAATTGCAAGTTGGCCGGACAACGTGATGCCTTCAGCAATATCAAGGTTAAAGTATCTGAAATACTGGTTTGCTGCTGCACCATAAAGACTGTTAAGAAGAATCTTTAAACACATCTGACGATTACTTGCCCGGTCAATCTCAATTTGAAGGGTGCGATATCGCGCAGACTTTTTATCAGTAAGCTCTGCTTCTTTCTCATAATCAAGCATCTGACGCTTTACATCTACGCGCTGGTTGTATAGCTCTTCAATAATTTCTGGGAGAATGCCTTGCTTGTCACGACGAAAACATGCTCCGTTTGCTGCGACTGCGAGGTTGTCTTCTGGAGCCCACATCTGATCAGAGTTTAAAATTTTATCTTCTCCGCCATTTTGAAGCGCCGGCACCTTCATATGAGGCACAATTGTTTCAGGACTCATGTTGTACTGAATAATAAGGTTTGGATAGAGACTATTAAGGTCAAAGCTCATAACCCACTCGTGACGCCCGACCTGTGGGTCTTTAACAAACCCGCCGGCATAGTCGGTTTTAAACGACCGTGAGTTTGGCGGAATTGCAATCTTTCGACTCGCGAGTTTTCGAAAGATGATGCTGTCCCAAATTGCGACTGTACCAAGCGTGTCTCCGTAGTTTACGCCACCGAAATATGCAAGCGTAAATACAAGACTAATAAGACCAAGCTTCGCTTCCAGCCGCTCAATAAGTTCAATGTCGACAATGTTGTAGTCAATAAATTTTTGGTAGTCGCGCTCATAAAGTTCAGTAAGAGTGCCATACTCGCTATAGTCAATCTTGTTTTGTCCAAGCACAACTTCTGCAATAAAGTCAAGGCGATATGACTCTTGTGCGCCATATGTATTTGCCGCAAACTTTTTAAAGAGGTCAAGATAGTCTAGCTGTTGAATGCCATACAAGTTATACAAGAAGTTTTCTTTGCCTTTAATCATTACTGACTTTTGTTCGACAAAGTTCCACGGTGACATCTTTTTCGCGCCGTCTTGTCCAATCACCCGCGAAATACGATTGACAAGATATGGAATGTCGAAGAGTCGAATGTTCCATCCAGTAATAACGTCTGGCGTGTTTAGTGTATCAGACCACCAAGATAAAAAGTCAGACAACAACTCAGCTTCAGTATCAAACTGCCTAAATTGTTTTTTCAAATGAGGGACACTTGACTGCGACGAGTCATACTCCTTTAAACCCCAAACAATATAGTGATCAAGGCGACTACTCTTAAGTCCAATTGCGGTTATTTCCTGATCAGCCACCGATGGCTCCGGGAAACCGTTGTCAGACTTACACTCAATGTCAAGAGACACGACATCAATCTTTTTTGGGTTATACTTAATCTCGTTTGGAAACTCTGCTTGAATAAAAGCAGGTATATGACGATCATTTCCATAAATTTTAAAACTATCAATTCCTTCGTAATTTTTAATAAACGCTCGACAGTCTGACATGCTTTCGAACCGCATTGGCTCAAGAGGGAGGCCGTCAAGTGAACGCCACTTTGCGTTGCTATCCTTGCTTTCAAGATACATAACAGGGCGAAACCTGTATGTGGTGTAAATTTTTTGTCCGTCTTCGTCATATCCCCTGTATAGGAGAGTGTTCATCTTTCGCTCGATGCAAGTATAGAATCCATTAATCATGTAAGGATATTATAACATAAACCGGCAAAGATGTAAACAACAATCTTTGCCGGTTCAATTTTATGTATCGGTTCGTATTATTTGTTTATTACTATTTTGCGAGGTTTCTTCTCTTCTGGAACCTGCTTCTCAAGTGAAACAGATAGGATTCCATTTTGCAGAGAAGCTCCGCTCACGATGACATGCTCTGCCAACGTAAAGCGCCGCGTAAATTTGCGGGCGCTGATGCCCTTGTGGGCATACTCTCTTTCGTCTTTTTCAGACTTTTCACCAGTGATCACTAGCGAATTTTCTATGGTTTCGATGTCGAGTTCCGACTCAGCGAATCCAGCGACTGCCAACTCAATGACATACTGATCTTCGTCAAGTTTAACCACATTGTGTGGTGGATAAACATTCGAATTTTCTTTGTTAATCGAATCAAACTCTTGAAAGAGTTGATCGAACCCTATGCCAAACGGCCTATACAGTGTGTTTATTTTCATTTTCGTTTCTCCTATTTAAGCGAGTTTTATATGTATTCACAGACCCATCGCTGGCATCCGTGTTGTTACCACCGTGGTAACAAATTTATTTATATTGGGGCAGCACAAATTCTTTGAAAGAAAGCAACTTTCTGCTAGAAATTATTTCAAAGAAAGTTTTGGCCTCTTCTGAATTTAGCTTCTTGTAGTCAAACGATACTTCGCTGTATATTGGGCGATAGTGTAGAGTGCGCTCCTTAGAAACTAAGAGTAGTTGACCAGTGGTGACCATATCTGCTTTCTTAATGTCTCCTGTACGTATAGGATTCATAAATTTGTCTTTATGCGGCTTTTGAGACATCGCTTCAAGAAACTCATATGGGTCACTTATTGTATTATCGCGAAGATAGTTGTTTACAATTTCCCAGCGGCTCTCTGAACTTTTGCGAGCCGCTATGAGATGATCATCTTGAGCGTTTTTACTGTATCCAAGATTGGGCATATCAATGCCATGATTCGTGCGAACACAGTGATCGTCTTCTTGAGTTATTTCTTTTAACTTGTAGACATACTCACGAGGCTTTTCTGCGGTAGCATCTGCTTTCTTTACAGTAAATCCGCCTTCGAGCAGATAGCATGTTTCAGGGTTAAAGATGAATGTTGCTCCGGCAAGTTCTTTTTCAATAAGATATTGCGCCGCTTCTTTTGGTGTTTTACGACGAAGCGCGTTGCGAATAGCTAGTCCGTCAGGGGAAACGATAGGTGCCTTTTTCTTATTTTTGCTAAGTACTTTTTCTCCTTCTTTTTCGTCACTCTTAACGCTAAAAGAAGCGGATATGATAGACAGGCCATATTCGTTTACGCCTTCTGTCCAGCGAGTTGTCTGATCATCAATAAAGAGGCGTTGTATGCCATCACGGTTTGAGTTTACAACCTTGATAGAGGTTGAATAGTTTCTGTCGCGATTTTTAGCGCCGACCCAACCAAATTTCTTGATGTATTTTACTGCTACTACGCACATATGATACTTGCTATTATACTATTTATAATGTGGCGCTTTTACCGCGATTTAATTATCTTTCTCAGACCGTTTAGCAAAGAAATAACTAACTTTGCACTCGTCGGTCCTGGCCACGGAAAGCTTAAACCCATCACCCCTGTTGCAAACAGCAGCAACATTCGCGTGCCATCTGTACCAGCAAAGAGTGTTGATAGGGCAAATTTCCCCGAAAGCGCAGATAATATATCAGCAAAGTCAAAGTCATACGAGAAGTCTCCAGTAAATGACATATTCAACCAAATATAGAGCAACATGCCTGCAACAGCAAAACCACCTATTCTTTTTATGGTAGGATGTTTTTGCAACCAATTGTCAAGATTACGAAGGGCCTCTTCAGTCCATCGACCAATCTTACTTTTTGAAATATATTCTGCAACTGCACGTTGTATCTGAGCATATGCTGCAAAACCGGCTTTAATTGATTTCCAAAGATTAGCTAGATTAAAACGTAGTGCACTAAAAAACTTAAAAACTCGACTGTCTTTAAATAGGACTACAACGTCTTCAATCTTTGCTCCAGCACTTGATGCAAGAGTCTTTATAAAATCTAACTTGGCTCGCACTCCAGAGGTCAAACGGCTTAGAAAATTTTCAGTAAGTTCAACAGTTTCAAGAAGTGTCAAAGCTTCATAATAGTCGAGCTCTTCTTGAAGAGCATGGGAGTTGTATTCAGTGAAGCTTTTCATGCGCGTTTTTTAATATTACCAATGCTGTATTTTGAACGTAAGTCCCAGTTAAATTTATCTCTATGAGAAATAATTTTAATCTGTTTTAGACTTGTGGTGTCTTTCGCCTGATTTTTATTAACAATTTCAAGCAGTCCCCAGTCTGAAAGAAGAAGAGTGATTGTATTACGCCGGCACGTATCATCATACGTAAATGTAGATGGCTTGCCATCAAGCATAAAGAGTTCTTTAAAGTGTACAATAAAGTAGCGACCTTGCTTGTGCAAAATATGGCAACTTTGAAAGAGTACATTTTCTTCGCGCTTGGAAGCGACTCCAATACGAGAAAGAGTTTCTTTAATCTTTAAAAAGTCATCAGGGTCATTTAGATAGACCTCAAGCATTTGAAGTGGAGACCAATCTATAATAGAGGGGGAAAGTGGTACTGTCATAACGATATACTATATTTATATTATATCATATTTGAACACGATATAATATATTTATAATATAGCGTTTGTAATTTACCTAGCCCTACTCTTTCGCGCAGCTTTATTCTTTTTGCGACGCTTTTCTACTCGCTTTGGAGACAAGTTCTTTTTACCAGACGACACTCTCCAGCCTCCAGACATCATACGTTTAATAAACTTTGCTGGATCAATATGAAGTTTTTCGACTGGTGTGTCTGACAATACTTCTGCTTCAATTACTTTTTCGTGTGCTTCCTCCGACATCTCTTTTATTTTTTAGTTGTGTTAGTTGTGTCTGTGTAAACAGATCAAATACTGCTCGTGCTTTTTCAGCACTATAAGAGTATTCATCCATAATACACTGTATATATTCAGAGTCATCTGACTTTTTTGACCATTTGCTAAATCTCTTGCGAGCACGTATTCCATGCTTTAGAAAATCATACTGCATCTTGTGTGGCAAGAACGCTCGCTGATTCATCTCGTTTGCAAACAGCACTGTGTCGTTGAAGTATGACAGTCCACGATTTACGATAAATGGCACATACTGTTTGTCAACCGCATTATAGTCGAGTGCTTCGCTGTTATCTGCACGAGCAGACTCTAGCAAATTTTTACCACTTTGACCTTCATTGATGCTGTTGATAAAGTCAAACGGAGATAGTTTTTTATTTTCTATAGCCATTCAAGATTTCCCATCAATTCAGTCATGCATGCAACCATATTCAACTCTTTGTCAGCCATAAATCCTGCTTTATAGGAATAGTCAGCAAGAATAAGAACTGCTGAAGGAATTGAAGCAGGAGCGACAGTGTCATATAGACTATCATAGAGTTTACGAAAAACTACTGCGCTATCAAGTGTGCTGTTGTTTACAACCCATGAACGCATAGACTTGAAGTCTTTGCCTTTGAGATGACGAGCCAATTCAGCAATGCTTTGATCAGACATGCCAACCAAGATTGCAGTTGGAATCTCACCGCTCGTGCTGTATCGCTGACACTCGTTGAGCACACGTCTCCAGTCTGGAGCGTATCGAATGATAAGTTCTGCAAGAGTTTTTTCATGATACTTAACACCTTCAGTGTCTAAGATAAACATAAGACGCTTCATAAAGTCTCCAGCAAGAGTCGCTAAAGTTTTTTTAGTGGTATTAAATTCGATGACTGAACAACGACTGTGTAGTGGCTCGATAATCTTGTTTTTGAAATTACAAGTAAGGATAAAGCGGCAGTTGTTGCTAAACTCTTCGATAAACCCACGAAGCGCAGGCATCGTACTCTGCGGATTAAGATAGTCAGCCTCATCAAGAATAACTACCTTGTATCCACCATTCAACGAAACGGTTGAAGCGAACTGCTTGATTTTATTTCTCAATACATCGATGCCGCTCTCTTCAGAGCCGTTGATCAACATATAGTCAAGATCTAAAACATTACACAACGCTCGAGCAACCGTAGTTTTGCCAAGACCTGCAGAGCCAGCCAACAGCAAGTTAGGAAGTTGCCCTCCTTGCGCAATCTCGTTGAATGTCTTCTTAGC